GTGATGAAAACACCAATTCAACTTATCGCGATAACGAGAAGTTCATGCGCGAGGGTCTGACGTACAGTGACAACGATGAAATGGTCATCGTATGGGAACACTGGAAGAGGGATGAGGATGGTGGCTGGATGGTATGCACCTATTCGCCCGTGATGCCGGATCACGATTTGCGTCCCATTATGAAGCTGCCATATCGGCACGGGGATGCGCCGTTTGTCGATGCCGCTTACGAGATGAAGGACAAGGGTTGGTATTCAAGCCGTGGCATTCCGGAATTGGTAGCGCCGGAAGAAGCGTACTTGAACAAGCTGATGAACGGTAAGGCTGATTCAATTACTTTTTACAACAGCCCAATGTTCCGCAGTGAACGCGACATACCGAACAGCAGTAATATACGCTTTCGACCGGGCCAAATACTGCCATACGGATTGCAGCCGGTGGGTATGCCGCAGCCTCCAATCAGTTGGGAACAGGAGATTGTGCAGACGCGCATGATTGCTGAACAGCGTTTGGCGATGCCGGATTTCGGGATGGGTCAAATGATCAACACCCGCGAGCGCCGAACTGCCACTGAAGTAAATGCAATTGGTGGCATGATGGAACGCAGTGTGGATTTGCGTGCGCGGATATTCCGCTTGGCGCTGGCCCGTGTGTACCGTCAGGCATATTCGCTTTATTTGCAGTACTCACCGCAAAACTTGATGTTCCGGTATTTGGAAGATGCCACCAGCTTGCAAGCCGATGCGCTGCATGACGACTACACGATTGAGCCGAAAGGCGGTGTGGACGGCGTGGATCGTACCATGCTGATGCAGCGTGCAATCATGCGGAAACAATTGATGGCGCAGTCACCGTGGATTGACCAAATCGAATTGGACAAATCCATACTGGAACTGGACGACCCAAGTCTGGTCAAGCGGCTGGTGCGTGATCCGCAATTCAAGGCTGCGGACGAAGCGGAAGACGAGGCGCACAACATTCCGATCATGGAACGGGGTTACACGCCGGTTCCGAATCAAGGCGACAGCGCAGCCGAACGCTTGCCGGTGTTACTCGATTACATCAATCGAATGAGCCAGCAGGGGCAACAGTTCCCGCCGGAAGCACAACAGGCATTCGTCAGCCGCATAAACACTTTACTGGAGCAGCTTGAGCAAATTGATCCCAACTCCGCTCGACAACTTCGTAAACAACTAGATGATGCTTATTCAAGAGACACACAAGCGGGTGCTACACCTAATGGCCAAGCCGTTGCGATGGGTCAACCAGCCCAAATGGGACAAGGAGGATGAAAAGGCGCTGCTTACTTTTTTCCGCACTAAAAGCGGTAAGAAACTGAAGGCATGGATGCTAAACGCAGCACTGCAACACAACGCCACGGCGACCGAATGCAGTGGGGAGCTTGCGTGGAAAGCGGGTTATGCTAATGGATTTCGTGGGGCAATTGCGACATTGGATGCGCTGATGTCCCGCACCGAAACATTGGAGCCGGACGCTGCCGATGATTTCGATTACTTGCGTCCATAACTACAGTGCTGAACTGGTGCGATCAGTACTGAACCAAAGCGCCACTACAGCGTGCAACGTATGCGATGCATGGCTGAATTGAAGCATACAAACAAATGGCTGAAAAAGAGACGACGATGGATGAGCTTACCGCAATTGCGAAAGCGTTGGACAGCGGTAAGAGCTTGGATGAGGCGAGGGAAAGTTATGTTCCAGCGCCACCGGAACCAGAAGCGGAACCGGAAACACAAGCTGATCCACCGCCGGAACCGGAACAGCCGAAACAGGATGAGTCCGCGTCGAGTGACGCAGACAGTTCTTTGACAGAAAAGACGGAGCAGGAGAAACCGGATATTTCCCGCGAAGCGAAGGACATGGAGCGAAAGATGCGTTCCTGGAAATCGCTTAACGACGAAAAGGAACAGTTTCAAAAGGAACGCGAGGAGTTTGAGCAGCAAAAAGAAAAGTGGCGTGTTCAACAGTTGTCCGAAACAAATGAAATTCGTGATGACGAGGGGTACAGTGCCAAGGACTATGATAAAGCTGCGAAGGAGTTTCGCGATGATGGTGAAGTCGATTTAGCCGTAGACGCGGAGGAAAAAGCTAACAAGCTGCGCGAGCAGGAAGGCGAAGCAGCCAAAAAGCTGCAAGCTGACAAGTTTAGCAAGGACTTCCGCAGCAACTACGAACAGGCTAGGACGGCATATCCGGATTTAGCGGATCACGACAGCGAATTGTTCAAACGAACCGAGCAAGTATTTTTGTACTATCCCGAATTGTTAGGGGATGCCGACGGGCCGCGCAAAGCTGCATGGGTCGCATCACGGGACATACTGGCATCTCAAGCCGAGTCTTTTCGAGACGAGAACCAACAACTCAAAAACGAGTTGGAGGAGTACAAGTCGAAGTTATCGATTAGCGGTTCACAACCAGCGCCACGACCCCCTAGTAAGGAGTTCATGGAAATGGATGCGGAAGCACGAATGAAAATGCTTACCGATCAAGCTGCACAAATGGACATTAATCGATAACACTGATTAGTACAGTACAGTATATAACATTTAAAAATAGAAAGGTTAAGTTATGGCAGATTTAATGACGCTATCCAGTGACTTGAGTTCGCAGTATCGCGAGCATTTCGAGTCCCAACTGCTTACATACGCAGTTCAAGCCACCCGCAAAGCGGAGTTTGGTCAAAAAGCACCTTTACCCAAAGGCATAGGATCGAAGCAAATCAGCTTCTTCAAGTACGGCGCACCGGATGCCACAATGATAAAGGACATTACCGATACAAGCGGTGATGAAACTTTAGTAAGCACGGCTTATAACCCGATTGACGTGTTCAACACTAGCGCCAGCACTGGTGATGGTGTTCGTCAGTTGTCGCTATCAAAAGTGACTGCCACGCTTCAGCAAATTGGACAGGTAGTGGTGCTGTCGGACGTGTTGAACAATACCGAGTTTTTGAACTCGCTTGCTCAGGCGACTAAAACCAACGGCGAAGACGCCGCGTTGAAGTGCGACAACATTGTGAAAGCAGCGTTGAGCAATTCGTCAACACCAACTGGTGCAAGCGACACACAAGGTGGTAGCACTATATTTGCTGGTGACGCCGACAGCGCGACGGGGTTGGACAGTTTAACTAACAACATTATGACGGCTAGTGATGTTCTGGATGTTGTTACTCAACTGCGTATTAAACGCGCTCCGGAAATCAATGGCGGTTACGTGTGTATCGCTGCACCACAAGTGCTTCGCGACATCATGCGCGATAGCGACTGGTTGAATGCTGCCACACGTTCCAACGTGGGTGCGTTGTACAACGGTGAAGTTGGATCGCTTTACGGCGTCCGCTTTGTGGAAGACACAAATCCGTTCCGGTGTAACATGTCTGGCGTTGCTGACATCAACACGGAAGTTGCGGCTGGGGTTGTTTTTGCTTCGTTCTTTTTGGGTGGCGAAGCATTTGGTGTCCCAGCGTTGAGCGGTGATAGTCCAATGAGTCCGTCCATACAGATTGTGGATACTCCGGACAAAAAAGATCCGCTGAACCAAGTTATCACGGTTGGTTTCAAGACCATGTACGCGGCTAAAGTGCTGACATCGGATTATTATATCCGGTATTTTTCACGGGCTGGGTTCGTTGGAATTGATGCTGCTGGTTAATAATTGATTCATGGGGTGGGGTGGCTTGTGCTGCCCCATCCCAGTTTTTAAAATGCCAGTTTACGAATATAAGTCAGATACGGGGGACGTGATTGAGTTGGAACGACCGATCACCGAACGAGACGACGCACCAGATGGATACACTCGCCTGGATTTTCCAACGCGAATCAGCGTTCCAAACGGTGCTTATGACGAGAATGGAATGAACAAGGAGACAATTCGCCGTGGATACCACAAGCAAGAAGAAAAGCTAGGAAGCCGCTGGCGCAGCATGCATTCAGTTAAAAACATAAAAAAAGCGTGGGAGATGTAAAATGAGTTATCAAAACGAAAGATTCAGAAGTTTCAGCAGTGTTACGCAGCAAATTGTGGCTGTAAGCGGAACCGCTGCCAATGTGGTGACAAGTTCGCCGCATCATTTGACTATACAGAATTTAGGCACAACACCGGTTTACTTGAAACTGGGAGCCACTGCTACAACCAGCACTGGTGGATTCAGCTATATATTAGCTGGTGGCGGTGCTGCAAACGATGGAACCGGCGCATTGGCAAACATAAGCGGATACGTCGGAACCATCAGCGTTATCACAGCAAGCGGCACATCGAATGTCGCAGTTAGTAACGGTTAAAAAATGAGCGCATCAATTTCACTATCCGGATATATAAAAAGTTCCGGCGTAACGGTCGAAAACGAACCCATCATCTTGTCGGATGGTGTTGGCGCAGTAACGCAATGGGACAACAGCACCCAAGGCGCGAACAAGGGTATTTACTTTGTCGAAGGCGGTAGTGCCGGTGATCCGTTGCGTTTGGGTATCGGAGTCGCTG